GCCTTGGCCTGACGCTCTGCCTCAGCAAACTCACTGTTAGCCTTTTCCCGAATGGCACCTGCTTGCTTGATTTGCGCCTCAGTCTCAGCGTAGCGCTGGTCAAGAGCCTTCAGGTCCTCGCGGGCTTTCTTGGAGGCGTCGTTAAGCTTCTTGAGGCTGTCCTTGACATCCTTAGGGCTGTGCAAAATCTCCAAAAGGTCCTGAAGATCGCACTCGACGTCATGCTTGACCTTGATCGTAGACGAGATACCCATTACGCGCCTCCGTTAGGGACAATGCGAAGAGTTGCAGAGCCCGCTGTGTGGGCTGTAATCGCCAGCCGAATAGCGGTCGGTGGGTTCGTGTAGTTCCCGTCCTGAGCCGTGGTCTCTCCGGCCACCGTGTCGTTGTTGAACGTGTTCGCCGTGTACTCCAAGAAGTCAGAGGCTTGCACGTCGTCGAAAGTATGCTGGACCGTGTAGGTCAAATTAGCACCCGAAGACAGGGTAACGCCGAAGCCGATATTAAATTGTTCTGCCCTGTAATCCGTTGGATACCATTGGCTCTCGCAGGTGCCGTCTACCCCAGCCGTAACAGCCGCCGCCGTCGCGTCGTCAACCGCGATCTGGGTAATGGTCAAGAAATTCCCTGAAGACGTTGCAACCCCGGCGTTTGCCCCGGTAACAGCCTCCGTCTGGGCATAGCCTTCTCGGTTTGTCCCGGTAATCGTAAAGGTTCGAGCGCTGTCGTTGCCAGCAGAGGTGATCGTGACGTGCTGGGCCTGGGTAAGTGTGACGGAGCCGCCAGAGGCCAATGCTCCATTGATCGTCAGGTTACCTGCGCCGCTAGGGCTTTGAGATTGAGCAATCCCATCAGCGTCCGTTGCTGTGGGAGAAAGGGTGATAGCTTTTACCTGAGGCACGGTAACCTCCTTAATTAAGAGTTAACCACAAGTTTCCTATCCTGTTGCTCAGGAAGGACGATGTGATGCAAAAAATCGCCCTCATATTCCTTGTCGCCACAATGCCACGTCTTTATTAACGGGTCAATGTGTATGCGAAACCCATGCATACGAGCCAGATTACAAAAATAATAATCTTCGCCGACGTACTGGCCAGTTTCATTGATTTCGAAATGGAATAATAGCGGGTGAATCGATCCGCCAGAAATGATCGCGCCCATGAGAGATGCATGGACGCGATCATCAATGGTGGGCATCGCAAACAGGACCCTACGGCCACTGATGTCGATGTCTTGGCTCACCGCGAGAACATCTTATTGAGAGCTTTAGCTGCGCTCTCGACGTCCTTGTGAACTTTCCCGACTTTTTCGCCATCAATCATGATGGCAAAGCCGCCTTTAACCGAAACGATTGAGCGTCGCATATCAACGCTCCACCGCCGCGAAGACATAGTCTAGGGTCATGGTCTTGGCGGCTGCTTCGCCGTTCTGAATGCCGAAGGAAACCGTCAGCAACTCATCGTCCGGAGCGTTGGTGTTCACAACTTCAGCCACCTTGCTGTCGTCAGCGAAGACTTCGAACTTGCCGCTTTGCGGGTTGTAGAAGAATGCCAAGGTGACAAACGTGTCGTCAGCCATGGTGGCAACGCTTGCTTGGGTCGTTGCCGTGCTGTTCTTGGTGACAACAAAGCTCGCAGCCGTCGAACCATCTGCCTTGGTGAAGTAAATGCCATCCGTCACCGCAAGCGGAGTGGTATCGGTGATTTGCAGACCCATAACAATGTCAGACTGGGTTGCATCCGAAATTTTAAAACGAGCCCGGAAGAACATCTTCTTGGTCGAGCTATACTGGAAGCTCTCGCCGACAAGGTTGAAGAAATCAGCGTCGTTGTCAGCGTCATCGTTGGTGATCAACAAAGCGCCGCCAGCGACGTCCGTCAGGGCTTCAGTGGCATTGCCAGCCCCGGCCTCAGTCGTGGTGATGGTCCAATCACCAGCCGCATACGTGTTGAAATCGTTGAAGTAGGCGACCCACTTGGTCGGGTCCATCATGCCAAACTCATAGAGAGGGTGGCCCTGGGTGACGTTGGAAACGCCATTCGTAAAGTGCGTAGGCATCGAACAATCCTTTCTTAAATCAGTGTGCCAGAATTGGTCACACCATTCGACAACGCATATTGATCAGTCAATGCAGAAAGGGGCGGCCCCGAAGAGCCGCCCCTAACGCGAAGCTCTTACGAGCCGCCCGGCGAACCGTAGACGCCGAGATAGTCAGAGACACCGAAGCTGTAACGCTCGCGGGCCTTGTAACGGACGTTGCCCGTGTCGAAATCACCGTCCATCGACGTGGTCATGGCAGCACGTTCGAAGTGCTTCATGCCATTCGGGATGTCGGTGATCAGGAACCAAGCGTTGGTGTCCGTCAGGTAGTGGTTGACGGTGTACCCATCCGGGATCGTGCCGTTGGTGACGATGGCGTTGACATCGTTGTCAGCCACGCCAGTGCGGTACTCCGACTTCAGGATACGGGTCGCCGTGAACATTTCGTTCGGGGCGACAACCAGCTTGCGCGGCTTTGCCGCGATCAAGAGGCCGCGCTCGTCCGTCCAACCAGCAATCTGGATGGTCGCGTTTTCGAGCGCCGTTTCGTTGAGGTCGGTGGCCGTGGTCGGACGGTTGGAAACCGTGCCGCCAGAGACCAGCGGGTGGGAGGTGTTGAACAGCGAAACGCCGTCGCCCGTGGTGTACGAGCTAAAGCCGTTGTTCAACGGAACCACTGCTTTCACCTGCTTCGTGTACGCCATAGCGCGGGCCAGGGCTTTGGTATAACGAGCCGACAGCGTGTCGTACAAGTTATCCTCGACAGCCTCCTCCGTGATAGAGAAGCCCATCGTGACCGTTTCGTGGTCGTAGCGCTGGGTCCACGCCTCTTGGGCGTTGTCGTAGCTGATGGCTTCGCCTTCGGCCTTAACCGGAGCCGCGCCGAAACCAGAAAGCTTGGTTTCTTCCTCGAACGAGCGCTCAGAATTCTCCGTTTCATAGAGTTCCGAGTGTTCGCCCTCGTACTTGTCGTATTCCAGACCAAACAGTGCGTTCAGGCCTGGGAGAAGCTCCTTAAGAAGCTGTGCGCGTGAAATCGCCATTGTCTATTCTCCTAAGCCTTAGACGCCAGTGGTGGATACATACTGGTGACCCACGTTCCACTTGACGAGGACGTCAGTGTACGCGTCACCCACCGCGCTGGTCGGGCCATCGACGAAGCCGATAACACGAAGCGGGAGGGTGTTGGTGGTAGCAGCCGTCGACGCGTCGAGCGCATTCTTGGAGTTACCAACCGTGGTCGAGCCAGCGGTTTGAACCAGCGCGTAGTTGGCACCGAGGCCATCTTGCGCAATAGTGTCGTCAGCCTGAATTTGGAAGACCGCATCCGGATCATCGCAAACGTAGGCCACAGCGTCAGACGCCACCGTCGAGGCGGGCCAATACTGTTTGAACACTTTGTAGTTCAGGTTCGGGTCGGTGTACGAGCATCCCATAAAGATACCCACCGGGGTCATCGCGTTGGTGCCAGTGTCTTTTTCGACAGTACCAGCAGCAACGAGTTTGACCGCGTCACCGAAGAAGATATTGGTAGCATACCCCGAGGCAATGGAGATTTGGCGGGTCGAACCGGCATACGGTTGACCACCAATCAGACCTACAGGGCGCATACCATAAGGGGCAGCAGTTGTTGCCATCTTATTTCGCTCCTAACAGGTTACCGACAGGCCACTATGACCTGCCGAAATCAACCCTCGTCCGCTTCTCCGGTTTAAGGAGTGGCATACGAGGATCATTTTCACGCATGTAATTTTGATCCACGCTGTCTACCTGCTGCTTCGCCTTATCATCGTAATACTCAGAGCGCATATCCATGTTTTCTGAGGCAGTACGACAAAGAAGAAGCCCGCCGATCTCGACGTTATCCGGGAAGTTAGATTTGGGGTCCGTCATAAGCTGAAGCTCAGGGTGTTCCTTGATCTTCACGGGTTCCCAACCTTCACGGAACTTAGCCGATACATTGGTGTTGTCCACTTGCCCGAAGGCAGCGGTCCTGATCCAACGGTAGGAATAACCATCCGCTTTGTTGGGTTCAGGAAGAACAGTCGGAGGAGCCCATTTCTTCTTGCGCTCCTCGTTGGATCGGTTTTCGAGTTCCCGGCTCTGCCGGGTGTCCTCATCACGCGCCATTTGCCATCTCCTTGGCTACTTGTTTCGCATATTGCTCAGGGGAAAGCCCAAGACGCTTGGCGACTGCGACCTGGGTTCTCGTTAGCTGCACTTTGCGCGGCGGTTTCCCATTTCCGCGACCCGCTGGTGCTACAGTGGGCTTTTTCCGCTGGGTCGCAGCCTGAGTTGCCTCAGTACGAGAATAATCCCCATCGGAAGTGTCTTCTTCAAAATGGTCAGGAAACACCTGACGCATACGGGCGTCGATCCGGTCGTAATAATCATCCGAGCGCGGGTCCACGCCGCTCTTTACGAGGCGCTCATGAACTCCATACGCGAATGACGTCATCTCCGGGTCTTCTCCAAACCATTGATTGCGCCGCGTCCATGAAACGAATTTCTGGTCAGGCGCTTGGGCTTGGGGCTGGACTTGCATCTGTTGCGGCTGCTGTGGCCGCTCCATACTTTCAGGCTGGACCCTTGCTGCGCTTGCAAAAGACGCCCGCTCGATCAGAATTTCGTTGATCTTGTTCTGGGCCTCAATCAGAGCGTCTGTGTCGCCACTCTCGAAAGCCTCCTTGTAAGCCCGCTGAGCAGACTGCATCTCAGCATCGCTCCGGGCTTTGGCCACCTCAGAAAGCTGTTTGTTGCCACTCTCAAGCATCTGCTTGAGGCGGGCGTTTTCATGGTGGACCGATTGAGCGTAGCGAACCGCCTCTTCGCTTTGCTTCGCCGCCGCCTCGCGAGCGCGGCGCTCTTCGTGGTATTCGTAGCGTAGTCGCTTAATTCTTTTCTGGACGCTTTCAGAATAAGACGCCATTTCGTCTTCTGGAATATCGTCCGGATCGGCTTCGCCCTTGACCCCTTTCTTCGGAGGAACCCGATCCTCTTCAGGCCGATCATCGACGACGTCTACCTCAATATCTACTGACGGATCAGTTTCGACATCAAAGAGATCGTCCTGGTCTTCCGCCATTTCCTGCTTAGCTGCCTCGCCCATTATCCAGCCCTCACGATTCCTGTCGGGTCCTCAACAACAGCTTCGATGCTATCGTCATTGAGGATGCGAAATTCCTTGCCATGGATTTTCACCCTAGTGCCCTGGAACGCTCGGAAAACGACCCAGTCGCCTTCACTGCACCATGGCCCAGTTGGGAATTTGCTTTCATCTTTGTAGCAATCCGGCCCCATGCTAAGGACCATCCCGGTGACGGTAGAGTATCTCTCGACATCAAGCGTACTGTCCGGCTTGTAAATGCCGCCTGAGGTTTTTTCTTCGACCTCAGGGAGGGCGATAAGCATATGGTATCCAGTCGGGGTCGGCAATTGACTGGCAACTTTAGGCTCTTTTTCTGATTTTTCTTCATCAGGAAGAACCAGCTTTACTTTCTTTTGGGCTGCGCCCATGTGCTTCTCCTTTTGCGCGTGGTTAAGGCCACGGTCCTAGTCGTCTTCGTCGACCTTCTCCTGAAGGTCTAACAGGTGCCTTTCGGCCCTAGCCAATCCCTCAATAACCCCCGTCTTATGACGATAGCTACTAAAATCTTGGCACGCCCCGGTCGCTACATCGTCAGCAATCTCATTCATGTCCCGACGAATAATCTCACGAAGCAAGGTTAAAATATCACCCGTCAATGTTTACCCTCCCCTTTTTATTTCTTTTCGTCAATACTTTTATTGACGCTTTCCGATTGCGTCTGTGCATTAAGAAGAGACTGAGCGGCCTTCTGGCCAATCTTTGCTCCCTCAATCGCTTCTTTTGAGGAAATCTCCTTCCCCTTCATCTCTGCCTCTCTGAGGTCCTGGGCAGCCTCGGCCCCAATTTTAGCGCCCTCAATCTTCTCGCGAGATTTAAGCCGCTCTCGCTCGATTTGAAGCTTGGTGACCAGTTCCATCTCCTTGCTAACCGCGTCGAGCTTGTCTTCTGCCGCTTTCCGCTCGACCTCTGCTTTTTTGACTTCCAATTCCGCCTTCTGAAGCTGGTACACCGGGTCCATTTCTGTCTCCTTGGCTTTCTGGAGCGCCGCCTCTTTTTGGTCTTTTTTGAGGAGGCGGTCGGCAGCCTCTGCCACAGTTCGTGACAGTTGGAACTCGACGTCTTCCGGCAACGGAGTTTCCGGGTCCGGGAGGCTTACACC